CTGTAATAAATGTTTAGTAATCGTTCAGCAGATAATTCTCACTTTGCAATGATACCCTCGGCTCAAATACCGAGATCTAAATTTAAAGCAGAAAAAACTTATAAGACTACTTTTAATGAGGGTTCTTTAATTCCTATTTATTGCGATGAAGTTCTTCCAGGCGATACATTTAATCTTAACATGACGGCTTTTGCCCGTTTATCTACTCCCCTGTTTCCTATTATGGATAATATGACGCTATCGTCATTTTTCTTTTTTGTGCCGAACCGCCTTATTTGGAGCAATTGGAAAAAGTTTATGGGCGAACAAGCAAAGCCTGGAGATTCTAATTCGTTTGTAGTTCCTCAAATGACCAGCCCTGTTGGTGGATATGAAACCGGATCTCTTTACGATTACATGGGATTACCAACAAAAAATCAAATTGGTTCTTCTGCAACTTTTAAACATAATGCTTTGCATACTCGTGCTTATAACCTTATTTGGAACGAATGGTTTAGAGATGAAAATCTTCAAAATCCTGCAACTGTAGATACTGCTGATGGGCCTGATCAACCTTCTGACTATGTATTATTACCTCGAGGTAAACGTCATGATTACTTTACTAGTGCTCTTCCTTGGCCACAAAAAGGCACAACTGGCGTAACTATTCCATTAGGTACTTCTGCTCCTGTTTATACAGATACTCCTGCAGATACTACTATTTCTGTTTGGAGTTCTGTCAGGAACACTAGAACTGATATGTATTCAGATTCTACAACTCGAACTGTAAAACTTGGAAATACCAATATATCTAGTGGTGCTTTATATGCTGACTTATCACAAGCTTCTGCTGCAACAATTAATCAACTCCGTTTATCTTTCCAGATACAACGACTTTTAGAAAGGGACGCCCGTGGTGGTACTCGATATACTGAAATTGTACGTAGTCATTTTGGGGTCATGTCTCCTGACGCTCGTTTACAGCGTCCTGAGTATCTTGGGGGTGGTACTACTCCTATCAATATCAACCCTATCGCCCAAACTTCTGCCACTGGAATTGCAGGCTCACAAACACCTCAAGGCTCTCTTGGAGCAATGGGAACTGCACTCACTATTGGTAATGGATTCACTCAATCGTTTACGGAGCATGGTGTAATTCTTGGACTTGTTTCCATAGATGCTGACTTAACTTATCAACAGGGATTACATAAGATGTGGTCTCGTAGGACACGTTATGACTATTATTTCCCTGTATTTGCAAACCTTGGCGAACAAACTATCCTTAATCAAGAGATCTATTGTGACGGCTCGGCGAACGATGCTAACGTCTTTGGTTATCAAGAGCGTTGGGCGGAATACCGTTATAAGCCGTCTCAGATTACTGGTTTATTTAGGTCTACTGCGACCGGTACACTTGACGCTTGGCATCTTGCTCAGCGTTTTACTTCTCTTCCTACTCTTAACGATACCTTCATACGTAGTCAACCGCCCATTTCAAGAACTGTTGCTATACCTAGTCAACCCCACTTTATATTCGATGCTCTATTTACAGTAAATATGGCTCGACCTATGCCTATGTACTCTGTACCAGGCTTAATTGATCATTTCTAAGGCTCGGGAAAAATGGAACATTTTTACGAGCAGACAAACGGAGTGCGTCAGTAATGTCATTTTGGGATGGGCTTGACCCTTTTGCCGCTATTAGTTCTGTATTTACTACAGCCATGAATAACGATGCCAATCGTTCTAATATTAATAATACTAATGATGCTAATGCAGCCAATGTGGCTGCTACTAATGACACTAATATACGCATTGCTAATTCAGCAAATGCTTTATCTCGTGAAAATGCTCAAAATGCTATGGACTTCTCTGAGCGAATGTCTAACACGTCATACCAGCGTGGCGTCGCAGATATGCAGGCCGCAGGTATAAATCCGATGTTAGCAGCGATGAAAGGCGGAGCATCTTCACCTACTGGACAAATGGCTCCAGTAACTACACCTAATTTACAAACTGCTACTGCAATACCTCGTACTACTCACTATAACGATGTTTATCATTCTGCCCAACAGGGTCAAAGAATGAATCGTGAGATTGAAAAAGTTGGTAACGAAAACCGTTTACTTGACGAATATGTAACTCATGAAAAACTAAAACAGGAATGGACAAAAGCTCAAAGAGCTAATACTCAAGCTCAAACTGCAACTGAGCAAGAGCGAAAATTTAATGTAACTGCTGATACTACTCTTAAATCTAGTCTACATTCTCGCAACCTTGCAGAATTACCTCATTTAGCTAATTTAATAAAATCATCTATATCACACAATTATTCTGGAGCATCTTTAAATAATGCTAGAAGCCTTGGACAAGGCTTTGAAAACAGGATTATAAAAGATGTTTCTGATTACGTTGATCGTAATCCTGGTCTTAGACCACGAATAGAAGACATACAAAAAGGATCTAACTCCGCTAGCAGTGTATTGCATGGAATTGGATCTTTACTTCCCTGGAGAAGTTCTTCAACAATCACACACCCGAATGGGTCAACAACTAATTCTCAATCAAGAACAGGAAAATGGTAATGAAAACTATACTCGTACGCAATCCCTACAATTTTGATCCTGATTCACTCAGTTTATCAACTGGACTTGTATGTCCAGAACCTTCATTAACTCTGCAATCTGCAAAAGATGATTGCGATCTCAATCTTATTGTTGACCGAATGGTCAAAACAGGTCAACAACTACCTCAGGCCTCAATAGAGGACTATGGCGACTTTTCAGGAGCTGAAGACTACCATACCCTTATGAATAAGCTAATCGACGCTCAGGACGCGTTTTTAGGGCTTGATGCCCCTGTTCGCGAACGCTTTAACAATGACCCTGGTCAATTGTTCCAATTTCTTAATAACGAAAACAATCGCCAAGAGGCGATTAATCTCGGGTTATTAATCCAACCCGAAACACCGTCAGCTGCACCGATCACTCACGCAAGTGAGTGATGCACATTTACTACTACTTGATGTAAATGTGCCAGCTGACACCAATTAACCAAAAAAAGGGGTTTAAAAATGAGAATTTTAGGACGCAAACCAGTAAACAAAGGTAAGTCTGCACGTTCATTTAGAAAGAACGTTGGAAGAACAAACATTATGAATATTAAATTAAGACCGATGCGTGGTGGTATTCGTCTGTGACTTGCGTAAGCCCTTTAACTGCTTATCAATCTTATGATGGAAGTATTACCTTCCACATGAAAAAAGGATTTGATGAAAAAAGGCAGTTGAATTTACCTTGTGGTCGATGTGTAGGTTGCCTACTGGAGAGATCTCGCCAGTGGGCTGTTAGGATCATGCACGAAGTATCAATGCACGCTCAATCATGTTTTATAACTTTGACATACGATAACTACCATTTGCCTAAGACTGATAAGGGTCATGCAACTTTAGAACATAGAGACTTTCAATTATTTATGAAAGCTTTAAGAAAGCGATTTAGTGGAACTACTATTAAATTCTTCATGTGTGGTGAGTATGGAAACTTGGGCCGTCCTCATTACCACGCTATTCTTTTTGGTGTTGATTTTAATGACCGCAATTTTGCAGGACATTCCCCTAGTGGTTTTTCTTACGATAGTAGTAATATTCTTGCTGATATTTGGAAACGTGGTTTTGTATCTGTAGGTAAAGTAACTTTCGAATCGGCTGCTTATGTCGCCAGGTACATACTTAAAAAAATCAATTCAAGAAACTTTGAATATATGGTTAAACCTGAATACATAAAAATGTCTTTAAGGGAAGCAATAGGCAAAAAATGGTTAATGGCTTATAAAGAAGAAGTACTTGTACATGATGGAGTGATGTCTAGAGGATACATGTCTAAACCCCCCAGGTACTACGATAAGATTCTTTCAAAACTGGAGCCCACACGATGGGAACAGATAAAAGAGAAACGAGAATTTGATGGTTACGCTCGACGTGAGGACAATACACCTGATCGGTTACTTGTTAAAGAAGAAATCATTCAACAAAAATTAAATAAATTTAAACGAAACTTAGATTAAGGATTG